GAATCTTTAAAAGAGATTGCAAGTAAATTGCTTTGTGTGCTCTTTAAAAAACACGCATGGCTTATTGAAATAAGGGAATGGGAGTACTCAGAAATTTCATCTTTATCTGATTACCGCACAAAAAGAGCATCAAATCTAAAATGTAGGCATTGTAATAATTGTAAACATGTCAGTGATGCAAAGCTTGATCATTACGAAACCGTTTGCTATAATTGGCAAACAAAGATTCATTATAAATATATTTTCTTGGCAAACAACTATCTATAGCTATTGACCATTGAAAGGTATTTTAGCTATGAAACTAAGTTTAATAGAAGGTAAGAATGATTCAGTCAGAGAGCTTAAAAAAGTTCTCCTAGAAATTAAAAAAACAACAAAATCTTTAAATGAAAATAAAAATTCTTTAAAAACCAATAAGCAACTATTAGAAAATTTAAAAAAATACAATAAACTTGGCAACAGATATCTTGGCTATAAAGTACTTCTAGAATTTGGATTTGGAGATTTTATAAAAACTAGAAGAGCCGCAACAATGGGAGCGAAGCCAAAATTTCGTGTTCCAATGCCAGCCGCTCCTGAACAGCAATTCAAATCTGGAATTATAAAGGATAAGCTTGAAATTTTTAAACGAGTACTAATCCAGATTACAAAAGAAAATATTGGTAATGAGGTCAGCAATTATGTTACTGATGTAATCTATCCTCTTGCTGTCAGATCATTAAGGACTTTTGAAAAGGCTGATAGTTTAAAATTAGATAAAGTTGAAATGGATCAAGCAGCAGAAAACATGGGTCAAGTATCAAATTTTCTTAAAAACTATGTATTGTTCTTTAAAAATAAGAGCTCTGAAGATGTTAAATCAGCAGTAAAAGCTTTGTCATCAGCTTTTGGCGATGAAAAAGGTTTTGATAAAATGCAATTTAAAAATGAAATAATGGAAAAACCAGAGATACTTGATTACAATAAAGATATTGCAACAACATCTGAGCTTATTGATATACCAGAGTTTGTTAAAGCCTCTACCTCATTTTTCAAAAGCCCGCTTAAATCACTTGGTGACTTCTTTTCCGGTGCATTAGATGCCGGGAAAGCTGGCGGTGGTTTGTTTGGTCGCAAGCCACAAGAATAATAATTCGTAATTTTCTCAATTGACAGCTTTTTCATATCGTGATATAGTCTTTGAAAGAAGGCGATACTACTATGAAAAAGCTGTCAGTTTTTTATAACTCAAATCAATCTGTTAAATCAAATAAATCATTTAGCCCAAGCGCCGGAAAACCAGAGCTTGTTGCTAATCTATTTAAAAAGAATAAAAAAGTTGAAATTAACTCCAACTGGGAGCCTCTTTCCATTGATCAGATGAGTGTGGCACATGCACGATTTTTTGTTGATGGTGTAATGTCCTGTGAGCGAACAAATGGTTTTGGGAATAAACTTCCTGAAGTTGCAGCCAGTTTACCTTGGACCAATGGTTCATTTTACAATGCTGCTAGGTATGCTTACCTAAATAAAACAGTGACAATGTCGCCCACATCTGGATTTCATCATGCAGAATGGTCTCGTGGAGATGGGTTTTGTACTTTTAACGGACTAATGATTTCAGCTGTGTTATTGCAAGAAGAGTTTAATCTTTCTAGGATTGGGATTATTGATTTTGATGCACATTATGGCAATGGAACTGATGATATTATTTCAGTTTTAGGAGTAGATTATATTGAGCATTATACTTTTGGTGGCATGAGTAATAAATTTGATACAGACTATGATTCTTGGATTGATGAGCTTGAGTCAAATCTCAAAAAACAATTTCATGATTGTGAATTACTACTTTACCAAGCGGGCGCTGATCCTCATATTGAAGATCCATTGGGAGGTTTTCTTACAACAGAACAAATGAGAATGCGAGATAAGATTGTATTCAAGGTGGCGAAAAAACTAGGAATTCCAATTGTCTGGAACCTTGCTGGCGGATATCAAGATCCAATTGAAAAGGTTCTAGAGTTGCATGAGAATACTCTTTTGGAGTGTATCGACACTTATTTCTGATTGGCAAATTAGAAGTTTAGTCAAAATAAATTTCGGATCATATCATAGTCGGTATGATCCGAAAACAGCATAACGGCCAAATATTAATCAGAAAATCATGTGAAATATGTGGGTTTAGCAACCCAGATAATTTACACATACATCACATTATTCCACGAACAGATAAAAGAAGTTCTAATAATTTAAATAATTTGGCATGCATCTGTCCAACTTGCCATTCTCTTGTTCATACTGGTGATATTATTATCATTGGTGTATATACAAGTACTGCTGGTAGAATGCTAATGTTCTTCAAAAAAGGTGAAAATCCACCAATAGAAAAAAAGTATTGGAAAATACTACCCGAAGATAATCCTTTACTTATTCGTAAAAAATAAACAAGTCAATATTTATTTCCAAAGGATAAGTTATGCACGAAAAATTAAAGAATTCCATCAAGCGAGTTATTAAAGAAAAACTTGATGTTGATGCGGTCTTGTTGTCTGGTGGAGATGGTGATTTGAAGGCTTATGCCAAAAAAGTTGAAGAGCTTTTAAAGGAAGTCCACAAGAAAGCTGATGATCTAGCAACCGAAGGCGAAGATCTCGTTAGAGAGAATTATTTTAAAGTACCAGCCGCCGAAGAAAGAAAACGCACGGTTTTGACTCTTGTCGGTTATATGCGTCAAGTGAAAAATACAATTGGCAACGTTCTTCGCCTCCGCTTCCTAATTGGGTAATTTTAAATTATTCTTCTTTATTAAAGCTTTTTGTGAATGTAAATCTAGAAAAAATATACAAAAACGCCATAATAAAAGTAGCTTGAGAGTAGTTCATTTTTGGTAATCGATAAAAAAGGCTTGCTATTCCATTATTCCAAGACAATTCAAATAATCCTACAACTACTAAAAATGCAACTACATCCCATAGCGTAGAAGATAATTTATTCTTTGCTTCCGTTGTTTCTTTTTCAGATACGGTATTTTCTTGATTTTCTTTTTGATCAGGTTCCATGTTATAATTCCTTTGAATTAATATAACGCATAAAATAAAAGGTTTCAAATAATTATTAATAAGATGATGACGCCAGGAAAATTATACCAGTTATATAGCCCAGAATATCATCTTTGCACAGGGAAAACTTGCGAAGAGCAAAGTTGCAATGGTCAAGGGCTATGGGATTTTATAATTTGTGCCGATGAGCTTGGCGGCAAAGAATATTTGACTACAATTTACAATGAATCAATTGGCATGTATATCGATAAAATTGAATGCAATATACCAATTCTTTTCGAAGATCCTCTTATAATTCAGAATGAAAACGAATCAGTATACTATTATAAATTTTTGATTCAAGATCGTATCATTTACATAAGGGAAGATAGTTTCAAGTATGAGCCAGTTTTATGTACCGCTATTCTATAATGGATTAGTGCTTTTGATTACAGTGTTGCTGCTTATTTTTACAATTAATATGAAAAAATAAGCAAGTTTTAATAAGAAACCTATTTAACATAATAAGGTTATATTTTAGGAGCGAAAATGAATAAAAGATATGCAAGACCTCTTCGTAGTGAACTTAATGAACTCAATGACATGCAATCCAAGACCGCAAAGGGTTCTAGTAATTTATACATGAAACGTTATCCAAATTTTTTTAAACGTGAAGATGTTCATGGAGATTTTATTTCAGTACAAAGAGAGTTAAAAACACATATGCCAGCAGTTCGTATTATTAAAGAAGATATCGATGCTTCTTTTGCACGAATTCAATTTGATGTATCTCCAGTTGATGAAGTATTATTAGAAAAAATACTAGCTAAAAGAGGATTTGTAAAAAATTCAAAATCTCTGTGATGGCATCTACCAGCATTTAAGTCTATAATCTTTATTTCTTTCGTTGCTTTACAAAATTTTAATTGTATTAAATCTTTGATTTTTACTAAGTTAGTTATAAAATTCAAAAAAATCTTTACATACTTGAAATAAAAGGGATAAATTATGTCCAATCGACGAGGAGATGATGGTAGTCAAGAATGGTTTGATGGCGTACAACAACAGCGTATGCATCAAAGGCGATCACCAAATCAAAAAACAAATCAATCTTATCTAGATCAACGTGTAGGACCACGGCATCAACAGCAGCAAGAACAAATGGAGATCAATGATCCATATATTAAAAACATTGTTGATGGATATAAGACTCAGCCACACTATGGACCTGCACACTTAGGTGGAAAGGTAGTAGAAAAAAGCGTTGCGGCAAATTTTGAAGTAGAAGTAGATATGTCTACCTTACAGAATCAAATGATACAAAAACAAATGGAATTTCAAAGACAATCCGGCAATCAAGGATTTACGGTCGATGAAGAACTTATGAAACTTCCACCGCATTTGCGTCAGCAATTTATGCCACTGACACAAGGACAGATGCCACAGCAGCAAGCGCAGCAGAATCAAGCCAGCCAGCCACAGAATCAGAGTATCATGCTAAAAGAAGGATACCCAGTCTATAGGCCAATTCAACAATCTTTTGGAAATACAATGATATTAGCAAGAGAAATTGGCGTAATAAATCATCAGCTATCAAGCCAGCAATTTATTATGCGTGGTGCAAGAAATGCATATGTCATTCCACAGAACCAAACGTCAGTTAATATACAGGAAATTCAAAATAATCCAAGAATGTTGACTCAATTAGTTGAGATTCAGGGATCGCCAATGTCTGGTTTAGGCTCTTTATTGGTTTTGCGTGAATCTATAACCACACAAGCCAATTCATATCCTGGAGGCAGACAAGTTATTACTGATGCAACGCAACATCAATACGGCGGCGGTAGGACAATTTTAAAAGGATGATATGGAATTTATCTCAATAGTTCCAGATATAAAAAATTCAATAGATCTAGATGAAGAAATAATCAATCTTATTTCATCGGCTGAAGAGAATATCTCTCGCATAGTCATTCAAGATAATAATGGCTATGGCGTTTGTTTGCCAGTATCAATCAATAAAAAAGATAGTGTAGTTGAATTCATATTACCAGAACAATTATGTATCTTTTTAGATTCAGAAACGTATATTTGTAAATTTGAATGTATTCTGGAGAACCAGATAATTGTACCATTTATTATGGATGCTAGGATTGATTTAAAGGACGATTACGTCAATGAAACTGATCCCACTGAGGAAGAGACGGAAGACACATTGGAATCGAATACTAAGGCTTCTAGACATCCCGCCAAGCATGATGGCGAGGAGGATATGGATGCTATTTTAGATGCAATAGCACCAAAATCAGATAAACAGCCTAAAAAGGCTCTCGTTGAAGATATAATAAAAAATCTTGATGAAGAGTTTGTAAAACAAGCTCTGTGGATAAAGGAACAAAATCAACAAAGTCCAAAAATTGATTTTGTTCAGCCTATACCAGATGCCGTGCCAGTTTCCAAAGAAAGAATTGTCTTAAAAAACAAAATGAAAAATATTTTGCTTAATATGCTTAAATGACTTCAATAATAGAAACATCTTTAATAAGATGTCCGTGTGCTTCTGAGTTAAAACTAAATTTTAGTTCCTTGTTTTCATATCCTACCAATTCCATTGTAAGTTTTTGATCTTCAAAAGAGAATTTTGAGACAAACCACTCACCAGTAGCTTCTGGTAAATTTCTTTGTCCAATGATCTTAAAAGCAACCCCAGGTTTATTTTTAAGAATATTCCCTAATATATTTGCTACTTTTCTTGCAGCAATCACATTGGGTTTCTCGGCTTTAATCTTGATTTGTTTTTTATTGACTGTATCTTTTTCTTTTGGCATTGAAGGAGCCTCATCATTACCATAAGTATTATTTCCTACAACAACCCCAAGAATATATTCTGAGACAGATGTGCCGAGTTGCTTCTCTTGTCCATTGATTTTTAGAGTAGACAATATCCTGTCCGCATCTTCACTGGATCGTAATTCAATAATTCTTGATCCTCCACGGCCACGGCCAGATTTAGATACAATTACTGTATAATCACCATTTAACGTATTGAATGGTTCAATAAAAGAAATATTGATAGATGAGCCAATTGAAGTTGCTTCGAGAAGAGAGTGTAGAATTTGTTTATCCATGATTTACCTTTATATGTAAGGTTACCATGTTACAAGAGACAAGTCAAGTCTTAAAAACTATCTAAATCAGATCTATGCTTTCTGGGTCCGTAGGTACTATTTCTAGAGATTGTCGATTTATATCGAATTTTAATGCGATTGGTATGTGCCACGCAGGATGTGTTTCTCTGCTTTTGCAAACATTGACTAGATCTTGTAAATATGATTGCATTTGATATTGCAACGCTGGCGTGAATGGCATATATAAATATTTTTCCATCAATAAGTTTTGGTAATATGTTACAATCCTAAACCAATACTCTGATTTGACTGGTGTTTTTTTCATAGCACAATCATATCCTCTCGTTCGGGTGATGTTGAGATATATTTTACAGGAGCATTTACTCCCGAAGAGATCATATCAATATATTTTTTTGTATTTTCTGGCAATTGATTAAAATCACGTAGTCCCTTGGTAGATGTGCTCCATCCTTTCATATCATAATATGAAACTCCATCTTCTGGCAATTTCATTACTCCAACGGGAATTACATCAAATGCATCCAGAACATCTACTTTAGTTACAACTATTTCATCAACACCATTAATATTACGAGCATAGCGTAACTCTGGAACATCTAACCACCCGCAACGACGAGGTCTTCCAGTAGTTGTCCCGAATTCTCCACCTAGATTTCTAAGTTTACTTCCGAAATCATTTTTTTGCTCTGTTGGGAACGGCCCTTCCCCGACTCGTGTGCAATAAGCTTTTGTCACGCCAATAACTTTTCTTATCATTTTATGATTAAGACCTGTGCCTGTAAGTGCTGCGCCAATCGTACTGTTAGAACTTGTTACATAAGGGTAAGTTCCGTGATCAATATCTAATAACGTACCCTGTGCGCCTTCTAGGAGAATATTGGCTCCACTTCTCTCGGCATTCCATAAAAGTGCCTTGGTGTCGCAAACGAATGGCTTAATGAGGCTTATAACGCCTTCACTGAACACATCATCAAGCTTACCTTCTTCAAGGTCTTCCATTCGGAAGCTTGTACGATTCATTTTGGCAGCGTATGTGGGTCCAATACCTTTTCCAGTTGTACCAATCCGTTCTTTGTTTGCCCGATCTTCTGTAATATAACTTGGCAAAATTATATGGGCAGCATGAGAAACAAACAGCCTGCCCTTTAATGCAGAAACTCCGCCGTGTTCCTCTATTTCTTTTGCTAATTGTATTGGATCAATAACACAGCCATTTCCTATTACGTTGTATGTATGTGAATGCAGAATACCTGATGGGATAGAATGCAAAGCCGTTCGTTTTTTATTTACAATCAAAGTATGTCCTGCATTATTTCCTCCATGGAAACGGACAACATAATCATAATTCTTTGCAAAATAATCAACTACTTTACCTTTTCCACAGTCACCATATTGTAAACCAAGTACTACATCTGCTGGCATAAATTTTATTCCTTTATTATTTCGAATTTTTTTAAATCTATTAGTTTTTTGCCATTATCATTGATTAAGAATATAAATTCAAAATTATTTTTTGCTGCGTATTCTTTAGCGGCAAAATTTTTAGCATCGACTAATTCTTTACACTTATAGTACCAATAAGTGCTTTTTATTTCAACTAATTTTATTTTTCCTTTTATAGAAACCTGAAAATCAATAAAATAATGATGTTTTTTATAATCAAATTCATATTCTATAACTGGTCCATTTTTAACAGGTATTTCATTTTCTTCACAGAAATTTACAAACATTTTTTCGTATTGTCCTTGTACAAGGATACGATCATTGAATTTTGTAATATAAATCTTAGCTGGTGATTTTCCGCCGCCATTTAATATTGCTTTATTTGCAATTTGCTTATTATGCATCGGGTTACTAGAACCATATTTTTTTATATTCGTTTGATTAATTGATTGTTTTATTTTCTCAGACTGCCCTGGATATAGAACTCCGTGATTTTTCATACAAGTTTTTTGTTTTTGTAATTGAAACACTTTGTACTTCGATGGATTATCGACTCCGTATTTCTCGATCAATGTTAGTTTTATTTTATTTTTAATTCCTTGAAGCTGAAATTGGTTTATTACTCCGCTTTTTTTGAGCAGTTCTTTATTTTTCGCTATGAACGAGCATTTTTTAGAACAAGTCTTGTTGTAACCTGCACCATAACGAAAAGAAGTTATATTGGAACATATTTTACAAATACCCTCGTTTGGTTTTAATAGATATAAATCATAGTACTCTTTAAATGATTTACCGTGGGCCTTTATTGTGTGTGAGCCTAGATAATTTTTATGACATCCATAACCACAAATACAACATACAACATTATTCTTTATCATTGGTATTATATTATTATTTTATCAAATATTTCATATTATGACTGAATAGTGGAGGATAACCAATAGAGAAGGATGTACTAATATGTTTATAATGTAATATTTAATCTTATAGGAATATTAAGATGATAAGAAAAATTGAAAACCCATATTTTATGGAAGAGCTTAGTGAAGGAATTATTGACAATTTAACTAAAAAAATTAGTGGATTTGGTCGAAGAATAACAAAAGGCTCCGACCCAACAATGCTGGCTCCAATAAAGCAAAGAAATTCTCAGTATCCTAAAGCTAGAGAAAGAAAAATAACCCCACTATCTCCTGATTCACCGGAATCAAAAGTGAGAGAAGGTGGGACTTCAATAATGCGGCCAGATTTGGTGAGAAAGATTTGGACCAAGAAGAAAGTAGAGCCTCAACAAAAGGAGTTTTTTGTTAGCGTTTTCTCCAAAGACCCAGAGGCTGTTGCTTATTTGAAAAAAGGAATTAAAAATGTTTTATGTGGAAATGTAGAACTTGATAGCGTAGATTTCACTCAACTTGACAGTACAATTATTCAATTTGTTAATGCTGGGATAATTGATCCTATATATAAAGATTTATCTAAAAAAGTTTATAATATACTTTATGGTAAATCTAAATCAGAGACAAGTGATTTAGCTGGATTTTGTCAACAACTCACTGAAGTTAAATCCTTATATAGATCACTTCTAGAACTAGGCCCTTCAGCGCAGGGATTAGGGTCATATGATGAAAGGTTTGAAATAGAGACTGGTATAGATCGTGCAGAGGAATCAGGTCTTCTTGACTTTTCAGATAATATAAACGACAATGATGATTGTGAATCTCCTGCATCAGAAGTAGAGATTGACTTAAAGATTAGTCCATAGAAGTTATATTTAACAATTAAGGTGTATTATGTCTACAGATAAAAATTTAGAAAAAATTATTCAAGAAGCAGTGGGTAATGTCCTCGGCTCTACAGTTAAAATTCAAAAACCAGTCAAGGAGATTATAAAAACAGTCAAGAATATAATAAGTGAAGCTGTTATATTAATGCCACGATCTTTTGTTTTAAAAACAGATGTTCAATCTCCTACCACCAAAGAAAATCATGAAAAACTATATAAATCATATGTTGATAGTTTTAATAAAATAAGCTCAAAACTTGATTCGGTCTCGAAGCAGGATGCTGAAAATCCAAACGACTCAGAATTCAGACGTTTAAAAATTGATGAAAATCATAATATGAATGGAGCGAAATTTCACGAACTATACTTCATGAACATCGGAGATCTAAATTCAGAAATTCGTGCAGATAGCATTCCATTTATGCGTTTAAGCCGTGATTGGGGTACTTTCGATCAATGGCAGTTGGATTTTCGTGCATGTGGCATGGCAGCAACAGAAGGGTGGGCGATTTGTTATTTCGACCCATTCAAACAAAGATATTTCAACTGTTTCGTTGAAAAACATAATATGTACATCCCGTTAATGGGCATACCAGTGATAGTAATGGATACATGGCATCACGCATGGTTTTATGATTATCCAGGAGAGAAAATGGAATATCTTAACAAATCTATGCGTGAATTAAATTGGGATGTAATAGAGATGCGAATGCTAGCTTCTGAGATGTCAAAATTGAATCAGATCTATGCTATACAGCCTGTTATATCAAATAAAAAAGAAGATCGTGGTATTACGCTTGGATCAAATACACCACCACTAGAAGTCACGGCAGGTAAAATATGAGATTTAAATCACGAAATTATTTTCTTTTAGAGCAAGATGAAGCTGGTACAGAGCCAGCGGCTGGCGAAGGCACTCCTTTTATAGCGCCAAAGGATCGTCTAATTACAACCCCAGACGCACGTGATTCATTTATTGAGACTGATGCATCAGTAGATGAAAAAATAGACAAATATCTTATGCAATACGAGAAAGATGCGGTTCCTCTTCCTGGCCCAGACGCTGAGAAGGAACCGGGCGGTGCCAAACCAATTGGTGAGGGTAAGTTTACAAAGCTTTCTTATATTTTGTTCGAACAAGATGCACCACCTCCAGATGCACCAGCCGAAGCACCACCTCCAGATGCACCAGCCGAAGCACCACCTCCAGATGCAGCAGCGCCAAGCGGGTCTGCCGAAGTGCCACCCGTTCCAAAAATAAATATTCGCAAATTTGCCGAAGGTATTGCTAGACTTGTAAACAATTATCAGAGTTTAATTGATCCGAAAAGAATAATATTGAATAGAGCGCAAGCATATATAACTAAAAATTATTCTACAAGACTTGCTAAAGAACTTATGTCAATACTAGAGAGAGATTTCGATTTAACATCTAAGACTAATAATCAAAGACAAGAAGAATATCCTCCTGCGCCAAGGGCTGGCGCAGCCGGTCCTGCTGGTGGCGCTGGCGCAGCATAGATTTGATATGAAGGAATTCGAAGAGAGAATAAAGACCGGTATTTGGTTGGATTTACCAAAATCTTCTTTAACGGCTTGTCGAAAAATGTTGTTTGAAAACGGCGTATCTTTACAAGAGTTATTTTGTCAAGTTATTGTTATGGTTGAAAATAAAGATCCAATTATTAAGACAATATTGGAGGCAGCTAAAACAAACAAATTTGCTAATACTAAAAGAGAATATGTGTTTACAAATGCTAAATCAATATATGCTGCCTTGGAAAGAAAAAATACACTAAAAAATAGAGAGTGATTATGGCTGAAAATAAAGAGAGAAAAATAAAAAAATCTGTTATTGAAAAAACAACAGAAGTACAGCCAAATTTAATCTGTAATGATCCAGAAGAGTTGCCGAAGAGGCTAAAGGAGTTTGAAACAAAAGTTATTTTGGAACAGATGAAAATAACTGAAAAAAGTATTTCTTTAATATACAAGGAAATACTTTCTGATCGTGCAGCTATGAAAGAAATAAAACAAATACTTTCTTATATTCTTCTTACACAGGAAGAGATAATGAATGTTCTAAATGGTCATATAGAACAACAATCCGAAGAAGACATTGATAAAAAAATGGCTTCTGACGCTGAAGAATACGCTGAAGAAGAAATGAAAGATGGTAATAAGAAATGGAACTAATATCTTTGAAAAATAAATTATTTTTTTTAAAAATTTATAGTTTTATCAAGACGAATTGGTTATCTTTTATATTAGGAATTGGTATTATTTACACTGTAATGATTGCAAAGAACAAAGAAGAAAATATAAAACTATTGCTTTCTGAACGTGAAAGAATTAATAAAGAGCACCAAGAAACTTTACAAAACATTCAGAATCAAGTTGAAGATGAAATAAAAAAACGTCAAGAAATTGAAAAGAAATACAATGACCTAATGCTGAAGATTAAAAATGAATACGATCAAGGGGTCATAGAAATTGCAGAAACTAAGAAAAAAGAAATTAAAGCATTGATCGAAAGAAATAACGAAAACCCAGCAGCCATGGCAAATTCTATAAATCAATTATTTGGGATACAGATTATTGAAATGAAAGAAATAACGTGAAAAAATTATTTTTAACATTTTTTTTATTAGCGTGCGCTCCTAAAAATACAAATACTCTAAGAACTTTCTCCGCACAAAATGACCCTGCGCCAACAAGTATAGATCTTAGCGCATATTCTACTCCACCTTTACCAGACCTATCGAATCAAGTTAATATAAGATCAATGCCCGTTGACTCAGCGGCTTCAGCACGCCAAGCGATCATTAGACAAGGCGCAAGATATGAGTCTCCGTTTGATGGTGTTTGTTTTAATAACGAAGCTGAAGCTGTAATAGAGGCATCATTCTCAGAACAAATACGTTCTCAGCGAAATGAAAACCGAAGAGCATTGGCCGAAACAAATGCACGAGCCCTAAGAGATTTAAGTACTATGCAAGCTGATGCAAATTTATTACGCTCACTATACCAATCCAGGTTAAATGATCGTGATCAAGAACTAAGCAGCGCCAACAGAATTATAAATTCATTAGAAAGAGCTAGCTCAACAAATGTTTGGTATAATATAGCGTGGGCTTCTCTCGGTGGTTTAATTGGCATTGCTACAAGTGGAATATATTTATTAGTAACACACTAAGGAATATATTTATGGCATTTTTATTTAAAAACAGTGACGGCAAACCTAGTTTAAGTTTTACAATGGTTTATACTT